CCCGGATCCTCAACACGGAGGTCAAGGATGCTGGGCGTGGTCAGAAGCTGAACAGGGCCGGTGGTATTAAGCATGATCTAGCTTTCCGGCTTAAGGACGCGCCTGATGCGGGTGGACACGGTGCCATCAGGATTGATGGCAATGACGTGGTGAACTTGGGGTTCACCGTGCTTTGGCTTGAGGATGCGCCCTACGGCAGTCACAGTTGGCTTCATGCTGTTAGGGCAGATGATTGACAGTAACGACAATCAACCACGCCCGCGCTTGGCAATCATGCTCTTCAGGCTGCGCTTTGCTCCTGCTGCCTTGCGGTTATCAGCAGCAGAGCGGAACGGTGAACTCTTGCGGGCTGCACCACTGAGTTGCTTGTAGCGAGCCTTGGCGGCACTGGCTGGTGCCTTATCCGTCCGTGCAGGAGCTTTGCCAGCGTTGCCTGCCTTGGACTTGGCAGTTGCCGCAGCCTTGATGGCCCCACTGGTTGCAGCAGCCTGACCGCCGGACATCTTGCCGCCTTTGCCGACGGTGAAGGCCACACCACGACCAGAAGCCGTAGCACTGCTGCGCAACCCACCAGCACGCTCTTGGGCACCTTTGCCACCAGAGAAGCCCTTGGCCTTGAGGCGATCACCAAGGCCAGTGGTGCCTTTAGCTTTCAGTTCAGCGGCTCGGGCAGTATTGGCCTTGCGGGTGGAAGCTGCCTTGCTGGTGCCACCGCCGCCGCCACCACCTCCTCCGGTGCCGGAGAAGCGACCGTTTTTGTCGCGCTTATAGGAGCGGGCCATGGCAGGGCGGATCTTTGCCCCTAGTTTTCCTAGTAGACGCGGATGCCACGGACGGCCTTACCAGCAGTAGCTATACCAACCTGGAATAGTCGATGGCATAAATATCCTAATGCGTCATTCATATGATCGAAATTATTCTCTTTATCAGGTTCGCCTTTTTCCGTCCAGCACTGCAGCTCCAGGCATTCGATCAGCTTCTTGCAGCCTGGGCTGACCCATAACCGTGTCTCGCCGTTGCCGTTCTCTAGGGCTGCCTGCACACTGGCCACACGGTCTCTGACGGGTGGGTTGGCCGAAGGGGCCATGTTGCTGATGTCGTAGCTCTGCAGGATGGCAATGTCCGAGCGGGAGCTATTGGTCGAGCGGTTACGGCCTGATGCGTCGGGGTATCCGAGGATTCTGGAATCAGGGAACCTGCGGCGGATCTCCTTTCCTAGGGCATCAGTGTCATGGGCACCGGCCACCTCATCAAAGACGAACAGCTCTCGACCACGACGGACCGCTAACACGGCATTGGTATTACCAACGTTGAAGTCGATCCCGACCAGAATGGACTCATCTGGATGGGGCCTGCTGTGATCGTACTCTTTCTCGATTTTCGTAGTGGGATCAATGAGTGGCGGGAGTGGTCGCACGTGGTGAGCACGATTGAAGCGGTCGTAGACCGTGCCCGTCGTCAGGTTGACGAATTCCCCATTTAGATAGCTCTGGATCAGGTTGGCCGGATAGTTGGCCACCAAGCTGGGGATGAAGTCATCCGGTAGATGGGGGTTGTCTTCCGTCTTGGCTTGGATCAGGCGGGTGTCATCCTTGGCATCGCGCTGGAAGGTTTGGAATGCCCAGCCGTAGCCTTCTGGTGTGGTGGCCGCGTAAAACTGGCGGATGTTGCCAGCACGCAAGCGGGCCAGGGCCATCCTTGTGGCATTCTCCGCAACGCGCATCGGGGCAGTATCAGCTTCATCGAAGCCGATGGCACAAAGGTTCTGGCCACGGATGCGGTTCCAGGTTTCCATGGTCCGCAGCAGGATGGTGTGCTCCCCTTCTGCGAAGGTCAGGACGTATTCAGGCAGGGGGCTAACGCGGAAGGTAAACGGGATCTGCCATTCGGTTAGCAGGTCGTCCATGGTCCGCTCAAGGATGTCGCGGAGCATGGGTGCAACAGGCTCAAACAGGGCAGAGGCATAGCCGATGTTCTGCGCGGCCAGGGTGACGGCTTTGGCAACGAGGCCATAGGTTTTGCCAGCACCGAAGCCACAGACGAGGCCGAGTTTGCGGTGTGTGGTGTCTTGGCAGAAGGCCTGCTGATGGGGGAGGAGGTTGGCCTGGATGCGGCTTAAGACTTCAGTAGTGGTGGGTGCTGATGCCGTAGCCGCGTCCTGGTGCTTCCGCCTGTCAGCCTCTATGGCCCGAGCAAAGAGGGGCTCAGGCTTGCAGAGGCTGTCGATGCCATCAAGCAGGGAAGGCATCAGGGGAGCTGACGCTTGATGAGGGTGCGGACGGTGCCATCTGGGGAGATGGCAATGACGTGGTGAATTTTGGGTTCAGAGGCCTTGGGGGAGAGGATGCGCCCCACGGCGGTGACGGTTGGGTTGGTCATTTGCGCTTCTTTTTGTAGAACGCTAACGCTCTTTCTTGAGTGCGTGCAGCATTGGCAGCCATGCGCCCTGCTGACTCTTGCCGCCATCCAGCAGGGTTGCTGATATTCATGCTTCGACGCTTCTGAACTTGCTTAGCCCTACTCATGCGAAGGGATTGGGCAGAGCGAACAAGCTGGGGCTTGGCTGCTGCTGCTTGGCGTTTGGCTTCTGCACTGGCAGCCCGTTCGGCTCTGACCTGTGCCTTCGGCTTCATCAAGGCTGCCATTTGAGATGCCCTGACCTCTTTGACAGCACGGGTGATGCTTGCATCCAATGCACGGCCACGACGACCAGACATGGGAATGTTGACGACCGCCATATCAGGGCGAGAAGCGGCCTTGGCTTGAGACAGAGCGACCTGCGTCTCTGACAGCCTGCTCTTGATCTCGATCTTCTTCAGCCGGTAAGCACCACCGCTAGGGCCAGCCTCTTTGATCTGAGCGTTGACCTCCTTCAGCTGCTTGTTGAGGGAGTTCTTCTGCTTGGTCAGGACAGAGACGCGACCCTTGGCCATCTCGATCTTGTTAGCGGCAAAGGAACCAGCAGCAGGGGCTTGTGGTGCTGCCTTTCGTGCGGCAATAGCTGCCTGCTGCTTGGCACGGCCCTGGTTGTAGGCAACCCGCTTGTCCTGGGCACGGTCAATCATGGTGATTTCCCGTTGCTTGCGGGTTTTACCAATGGCACCCTTGGGAACGCTTGACATGCGGTCACCACTTAGAGCGGAGATCTTCTGGGTTTCCCGCTTGTTCCCTGATGCGGTCTTGAGGCGACCACCACGGGCAGTTGCACCAGTGCCCTTGGCTGCAAACCTGCCACGGTTGTCTCTGGCATATTTACGCGCCATGACCCAAGCCCTTTGGGCTTAGGTTGCCAAGTCAGCTCATTTCAAAGCGAAGGAGCTTGGCCTGATCTTCTAGGGCTTTAAGGGCAATGCTGATCTGGTTTTTATCAGATGCGCGGCGTTCATATTCTTGAAGTCTGGCGATAGCAGCAGCGAGCCATTGCGGGCGTTCAAGTTCAGCGTCAAGCTGCATGAGTTGACGTGCACGGGCGATGTAATTCTCGGCCATGCGTTCGCCAACACCGTAGTGTTCCGAAACGTAAAGAACTATTTGGTGTCTACTGTATGCTTTCAATAGCAAGTCATAGACGGTATTTACCCGCTCGTCAATCTCCCTATTGGTTGACTTCTTGGCCATCAGATATGGGGATTATGCGATGGGCTGATCAGGGGTGACCACGCGCCCGTGGTTTTTGAGTTGGGCCATGACCCTTACGGCTTCATCGTAAGAGGACGCTGGCAACAGGGTGATGCGAGTATAGCCGTTATAGGAGTAGACGACGAGGTAATCACCTTCCTTGGAGAGGGCTTTATAGGGGAGGTGAAGGCCTGGGATGAAATAGGAGTGGGTGAGGTGAAAGGCGTGATCGGTGGCAGTGGATTCATCGAAGGCATCAAGGCGGATGCCAACGAGAAGGCTGGAGCAGTCGGGGTGACTGGCGAGGATGGCGTAGTCAGCCATAGGTCTACCTCCGGCTTAGCTTGCCGCTAGGGGGATCAGGGTGATGAGAGCCCCTTGGGGTTCATCGGAGAGGCAGTACCGCTTGGTGGCGGTGATGGAGACGACCTGGCGGTCATCGTCGTAGAGGACACCTGTGAGTGAATCCAGTGTTGACCTGCAGAGCTTGTCGAGGTCCCCGGAGCGGGCGGAGGTGTTGTGGAGTGGAGCGGAAGGCTTGACGCCCCGTTTGCCGATATGGGTAGCGGGGCGTTTGAAGCGGAAGACGACGGAGAGGCCCATGGGTAGGGAGGTGTCCCAGTCGTGGGGTTTGATGGCGAGGGCTGCGTGTTTGCAGTCCTGACGCCAGGGGGAGACTGCTTTGGAGGATTCAACGAGGATGCCGTTACCCAAGGATCTCTTCGACCCTTGGGGGGCAGGCA